CTCCAAGAAACCGTACGGCGACGTCAAATACGCGGACCCCGGTTACAAGGAAGGCGTCAAGCGTTACCCGATCGACACCGAAGCCCACGCGCGGGCGGCCTGGTCGTATATCAACATGCCCAAAAACCAGTCCGGCTACAGCTCCGAGGAACTCGCATCGATCAAAGGCCGTATTAAGGCCGCCCTCAAACGCTTCGGTGTCCAGGTCAGCGACGACTCCCGCAGCCTCGAGGTCGACAACAGCATCGAACGCATCTTCACTACCACGTGGCAACCAAAACTTGGGATGCCCGTCGAAGTCCGCGCCAGCAAGAATGGCCGCGAAATCGGCGGCTACGCCGCAGTATTCAACCGCGACTCGGAAAACCTCGGCTCCTACATCGAAAACATCGCGCCACCCTTTTTCAACAATTCCCGAGCCGATGGCTGGCCTGGTGTCATCTGCCGCTATAACCATGACGACGCTTTCGTTCTGGGGTCTACGCGCGGCGGCACGCTGCGGCTGTCGACTGACGAAACGGGCTTGTCGTATGTGGTGGATGTGCCCGAGCACCGCGCCGACGTCCTCGAGCTCGTCGCCCGCGGCGACGTCGCCAATTCTTCGTTTGCTTTCGTTGCGCACGAAGTTGATTGGGGATACAACCAACAGTCGTTCCCGACCCGCACCCTGATCTCCGGGAAGCTGATCGATGTGGCGCCGGTGACCATCCCCGCCTACCGCGACACCTCAGTAGGGCTACGAGGATTGGCCACCTGGGCCGGCGTCCCCTACGAGGACGTCATCGCACTCGACGCCGAACACGAACTACGCAAACTGTTCATCCGCACCGACGGCCCGCACCCGGCGCACAAACCCATCACCGGGCGGGCCGCCAAAATCGCACTGCTCGACAAGCAATACCCCAACGCCAAGGTGTAACAAGGGTTTTCCTGGCTGGGACATCGCCGACAGACAGTCGGCCGCCCCCAGCCTGTTCGCACGGGTAGCCGCGCCCGTGGGCTGGCAGACAGCGCAGCCCACACGTCACCGAATCCTGCCCGCGCATTGAAAGGAAACCAGGGCACATGACTATCAACATGAGCGTGAACGAAACTCACGACAAGCTGTGGGCGCAGCGCAAAGACACCATGGACAAGGCCCGCGCACTGGCCGACAAGTCCGACGAGGAAAACCGGGCCATGACCGAAGCCGAAGACCGGCAATGGAACGAAATGATGGCCGAGATCGACCGCCTCGACAAGCGGATGGAAGACATCCGCAACGGCGAAGCCAAGGCCCGGGCCGCCGAAGAACGCATCGCCACCCTAGTCAGTGGCCGCAACACGGGCGGGCAGGCCGCGGTGGTGGCGGCCACTTTCGAACAGCAGAGTCTCGAGCTGCGCCGATTCATGCTGGGTCAAAGCGACTCCCGCAGCTACGAACTGGCGCTGCCCAACGCGGTAGAACGCCGCGTGCTCACCGATTCCAGCGCGCCGCTGCCAACCGGATTCATCGGCCAGCTTTACAAGTATCTGGTGGACACCAGCAGCGTCCGGCAAGCCAACCCGTACGTGATCGCCACCCAATCCGGGGAGACCATGCTCATCCCGCGGTCGACCGCTGAAGGCGCGGCCGTGTGGACAGGTGAGAACGCGGCCCTGTCCGCGTCCGATCCGACGTTCTCCTCGGTCACGGTGGGCGCGTTCAAGCTGGCCAAACTGATTCAGGTATCCAGCGAACTGATTCAAGACACCGGATTCGACGTCATCGGCTTCATGGCCGAACACGCCGGCCGCAACCTGGGCATCGCGTCGGACACTGCGTATGTCGCCGGCACCGGAACCAACCAGCCCACCGGATTCGTCGGCACCGCCACTGTCGCCCTGACCGCGGCGACCGGCACCGGATCCACCACCGGGCTGCCCACCAGCGGCGCCGTGATCGGCGCCGACGTGCTGATCGAGCTGTATCACTCGGTGTTGCCGCAGTACCGGCCGCGGGGATCTTTCGTGATGAACGACTCCACCGTCAAAGCGGTGAGGAAACTCAAAGACACAACCGGACAGTACATTTGGCAGCCGGCGCTAGTCGCCGGCCAACCGGACACCGTGCTCGGCAGACCCGTGTACGCCGATCCGAACATGCCCGCGATCGGGGTATCGGTGAAGCCGATCGCGTTCGGCGACTTCGGCGGCTACGTGATCAGAGATGTCACCCCGGTCCGTTTCGAACGCAGCGACGATTTCGCGTTCGGCACCGACCTGGTGTCGTTTAGGGCGATTTTCCGTACCGACGGCAAACAGCTCGACCAGAACGCGATCAAGTTGTATCAGACGGCGGCCTCGTAATGAAACAGATCAAACTGTTGTTCCAGCCAACGGGCATGTTCCACAACATGTTCGGCTGCAACATCGGTGACGTTCTCGACGTGCCCGATCAAGTCGACGCCGATAACGCGGCCCGCTACTGCGCCAATGGGCTCGCTGAGGAAGTCTTGGACGGCGCACCGGAAACCGCGGCGGCATCCAAAAAAACCAGAACGAAAGCGGCCGAATGAGGATACTGGGCGTCCTGCGCCAGTTCGAGGGCGGCGGATACTACCGTATCCGCCAGCCCCTCGACGAACTCGCGTTACACGGCCACGAAACCGCCTACGAGATGGCGAAATCCACCGTGACAGCACAAGGATTCGACATCATCACCGGCCACCTGGTGGGCGGCCGAAACGGGTGGTGGCGCCGGCAACGGCGCCACGCCCGACTCGTCTACGAACTCGACGACAACCCCTTCGAAGTCGAACCCCTCAACCCCGCCTACTCCATGTACGCCAGCGCCGACACCCAAGACTCAATCCGCCACTGCATCGAAGTAGCCGACCTAGTCACCTGCTCCACCCAACCACTCGCCGAAGAGATGGCGAAAATCAACCCCAACACCTTAGTCCTGCAAAACCACATCGACGAATCCATGCTGAAAATCGAACGCCCGAAACACGACGGCAAAGTGGTCATCGGCTGGGCCGGCTCCTACTCGCATTACAAAGACATCCCACAATGCACCTACGGCTGGCGACGCTCCATCGACTGGTACCCCAACAAAGTCGAATCCCACATGATCGGCGCCGACTGGCGACGAATGATCAAACGCCCCAACAACTTCCGCTACACCGGCTGGACCGAGGAAACCACCGAATACTACAAGACGATTGACTTCGACATCGGTCTCGCCCCGCTTGAGCCGTCCCTGTTCGCCCGCTGCAAATCCCACATCAAAGCACTGGAATACGCGGCCCTCGGAATCCCTTGCATCGCAAGCGATGTCGAACCCTACCGACAATTCGTCATCCACGGTGTCACCGGCTATCTGTGCAAGCGGGCGCATGACTGGGTGTACTATCTGCGGGATCTCATCAGCGACGACGCGATGCGTGAAGAGATGGGAGCGCAAGCCCGAAAGTGGGCGTCGCAGTGGACAATCCAGGAACACTGGGTTGACTGGGAACAAGCCTACAAGAGTGTGCTGTGATGCATCCCTCGGTGCTGGCGTTCGCGCAGCAGCATCTGTTGCCGGCGCATATCACCGGCGCCCGCGTACTCGAGGTCGGCGCCTATGACGTGAACGGCTCAGTGCGCCCGTATGTCGAATCGCTGATGCCCGACTGTTACGTCGGGGTCGACATCGCCGACGGGCCGGGCGTGGACATCGTCTGCGACTGCGAACAACTGACAGCGGTCCTCGGCGGCGACTGGGACGTCGTCATTTGCACCGAAATGCTCGAACACGTCCAGAACTGGCGGACCTGTATGCGGGAGCTGGTCGCCGCGCTGGCACCGTGCGGCTACCTGCTGCTGACCACCCGCTCACCCGGATTCCCCTACCACGGTTTCCCCGGCGACTACTGGCGATTCACCCGCACCGACATGCGGGCCATCATCGACGGCCTCGGCCTCGACGTCATCAGCATCCAAGACGACGCACCGGAATCACCCGGTGTGCTCGTGTTCGCCCGCAAACCCCGCAAACCGGCGCGGCACGCCAGCGTGTGGCCGCCGACGCTGGCGATCGCCACACCCTAACCGACGGGAACCCTATGGCCGCGTTCTTCACCATCGACGAGCTGGCCGCCGCGCTGCAAATGGACATCGCCGCCGTCGACGTCGACACCGCCAACCAGCTCGCCGAACTCGCCTCCGACATCGTCCGCGACGATCTGGGCGGCGCCGGCCAATCCCAACAAATCGATTTCCAGGCCGGCGACACCGTCACCCTCTACGGCGACTCCGGCCAGATCGTCGTCCTCCCACAAAAACCCGTCACCGCCGTCGGCTCGGTCACCCTCGGCGGCCAACTCCTCGACCCGAACACCTACCAATGGCGCGACAACGGAATCCTGTACCGCGTCGTCTACGGCGGCGGACAATACGCCGACATGCAAACCTGGATCTGGCCGTTCGGCGTCCCGGTGGTCGTCGTCTACGACCACGGCTACAGCCCGGTACCGTCGCTGATCAAACAAGTCGCCCTCGAGCTCGCCGCCGCCGCCTACCTCAACCCGGCGATGGCCGTATCCCAGACCGCCGGACCCTACTCGGTCAACTACACCGCGCAGCAAGTCGGCATGACACTTTCGCCGGGGCAAGAATCACTGCTGGACAACTACCGCTGCGTGGAGATGTAAACCCATGCGTTTCCCCGCACCTTTCAAGGTCGGCGTGCACACCTACGCGGCCGGCGCATCCGACGCCTACAACATCGTCAACCCCGGCTACACACCGCCGCTGACCGGCCCGGGAACCCCCACCGCGGTCTACGGCTGGTCGGTCCCGCGAACCGCCGAACCCGCACTCACCGGGCATGACCGCGTCATCATCGACGTGCAACTGTTCGCGCCGGCCGGCACCGCGATCACCGCCTACGACTGGATCGATCTGCCCGACGGCATCTACGAAGTCATCGGCGCCGCCGACGATTACACCCATGACCCGTTCAGCGGCGGCGGCGCAGGCACCGCCGGCCTGGTATTCAATCTGCGGAAAGTCAGCGGCTAATGACCACCAGCTACACCGTCAAGGTCACAAAGATTGTGATGGATCCCAAGGGATTACGCGCGCTGAACCGCGACCCCACCGTGATCGCACTGCGCGAAGGTGTCGCCGCCGGCATCCTCGGCGCCGCCAACGCCAGCCTAAAACATAAAGGCGAATCCTATCCCGACTATGTCATGTTCTCCGAGGCGATCGGCGACGGCTGGAACGTGACCGTCGTCACCGACTCTGACCACGCGAAAAACTCCAACGCTAAACACAACACCCTCGTCCGGTTGGCGGGCACCTAATGGCCGTGCAGTGGCCGACCGCCCCGCCGGTCGTCCAAGCCGGCGTCGCCATCCTGCAAACCACGTTCCCCTCCATCCCGGTGTCCCCGATGATGCCGCTGACGCGGCCGGCGCAATTCATCCGCATTGACCGCGTCGGCGGCGGCCAATTCAACCTGGCCACCGAACTCGCCCGGCTGCTGGTCGAATGCTGGGTACACGAAACCGCCGGCGGCTACGGCGGCGCTGAGGGCCTGGCCAACAAGGCCCGCCACGCTTTCTACGCATCCGCCGGCACCGTCCAAGCCGGGATCTTCATCCGCGCATGGCGCAACGAAGACGGCCCCGTCAACTTTCCCGACCCCGACGTCACCGACATGACCCGCTTCCAATTCACCGGAGACCTACTGGTCAGCAACCACTGACCCGTAATTGCTGAAAGGAACAACCGATGGCCGACCAAACCCTCATCTACGTCGCGCAACCCTTAACGACCGGAAAAGTGTTCTACCGCGGTCCCCTCGGGACGACGGCGCCCACCGACGCCACCACCGCGCTAGCCGTCGGCTTCGTCGACCACGGCTGGGTACTCGACGAAGGATTCACCGACTCCCCGAAACGCACCACCAAAAAATTTTACGGCTTCGGCGGTGATCTGATCCGCACCGTGCAACAGCGCTACGAGGAAACCTGGCAACTCACGCTGTGCGAATCCAACATCAACGTCCTCAAAACCGTGTTCGGCGACGCCAACGTCACCCAAACCACCAGCGGTCACCGCAAGACCACGGTCAATCACGCCAGCGCCCCGCTGCCGTTCTCCAGCTTTGTGATGGATTTCATCGACGGGCAGAAAACCCACCGAATCTATGTCCCGCAGGGTCAGGTCACCGAGATCGGCGACATCAAATACGCGCACGACGAACTGGTGTCGTTCAAGATCACCATCGACTGCTACAAACCGGTCGGTGCCACCGCGTCGGTCACCACATTCGAGGATGAGGCAGACGTCACCGGCTAAGCCTGAAAGGAATTTGTTTCCCGTGGAACTCGACGTACCGACCATCGATGACCCCCGCATCATGATCGTCATCGACCTGCCCCCGTTCGGTCTGCAGTTGCGGCTGCCCCGCTTCGACATGCTGCCCGAGAAACTGCTCGACGACATGGACGCCAAACTCACGGCCATCACTGAAGAAACCGAACCCAGCCAACGCAAAAGGAATCGGCTGGCCCGGCTCACCATGTTCAAAACGGTTGTGCCGGCTAAGGATTACAAGGTGCTGGAAACATTCACCATCGGCCAACTGGATCTGATCTGGGAGGATTGGGTAGAGCAGTCCGGTATCCCGTTGGGGAAATATCTGGCCTCCGCGCCGTCCTCAACGGAAAACACGGAGGCGCCCTCACCTATGACCTCCTCGTCCGCGGATACCGTCGAAGCGACATCGGACGCCGCCTAGCCTGGTCGGAGCTGGCGATCCTGATCGAACACTTGCCGCCGACCGCCGATTCGGCGTATTTCCGTGCGCTGCACCCGAAGTCGTGGTGGTGGACGCCGCAAACAGATTTCCTCGCCGAGATCCTGGCCGCGGTTCAGGGCGGCAACTGGCAGCGCGGCGGCGGCAAAGGCCCGCAGCCGCAACCAGTGAAACGCCCAGCCGACGACGATAAGCCGATACCCGCGCTGCCCAGCGCCGACGAATTGACCCTGCAGCGCGACGCGTTGCGGGCCGAGCTGGCCCGCCGCCGAGCACACAAGAGAGGCGCCTAGAATTGGCTACCCGCGTCGCCACCGCCTACGTCGAAATCTCCGCCAAAGTCGATGCCGACGACATCACCAAGCAGATCAAGGA